AAGAATACTTGATCAAGATAATGTAACACCTTTAGACAGATTTAAAAATGCTACACAGCGTCCACCTTCACAATCAGATATTACGTTATCAATATTAAATAGTGCAAACAACGCTGTAGCACAAATAACATATAGAGATAGTATACCAGTAGCATTGACTGATATACAATTTCAAGCAACGAGCGGTGCTGAATCGTTCTTAACATTTGGTGCGTCTTTTAGATTTACATATTTTGATATTAAAATATTTAATCCAACAACAGGCGCAATTACAGATTCATTTGATGTAACTGGTAGCGTAACTGGTTAATATATATTATTGGAGACATAATGATTGATTTGAAAAAAGTCCACGAAATGTGGCAAACAGACTGCATTATTAATAATAATCAACTCGACGATACTTCTCGTCAAACCCCAATATTACATGCAAAATATATACAAATGTGGTCAACAGCTAAATTAGAATTAAGACGGGCTGAATACGATCAAAAGCGTTTATTAAAAGATAAATGGTTATATTATAATGGAAAGATGGATCAAGAAACAATAAAAGAAAAAGGTTGGGTGCCTGATCCGTTTGATGGATTAAAGGTACTAAAAGGCGAAATGGAATATTATTATGACAGTGATCCAGAAATACAAAAATCAGAAGAAAAAATACAATATTGGAAAACAGTAATAGAAACATTAACAGAAATTATTGACAACTTAAAATGGCGTCATCAAACGATATCAAATATAATTAAATGGAAACAATTCGAGTCAGGAAATTAAATCATTCAATCTTAAAGGTTGACTGCGATAGAGGCGTAGGAGCAGAACTTAGAGAATTCTTTTCTTTCTATGTGCCTGGTTATAAGTTTATGCCGGCATATCGCAATAGGTTGTGGGACGGTAAAATAAGATTATATAATCAAATTACTGGTGAAATATCTGCAGGACTATTTCCACAAATACTTTCTTTTGCTGAGAGCAGAGAATACGAAATTGATATAGAAGAATCAGAATACGGTAGTCCTAATGAAGGTAATAAAATTAATCCGGATTTTATGATGAAATTTATTGATGCATTAAATTTACCTTTTAGAATAAGAGATTATCAATTTGATGCAGTATGCACAGGAATACAAAGAAAGAATGCTATTCTTTTATCGCCAACAGGTTCTGGCAAATCATTAATAATATATGTTCTTATGCGATATTTACTATCATCTTTCGAAAAAGATGTTCTTATAATAGTACCAACTACTTCTTTAGTTGAACAAATGTATAATGATTTTAAAACTTATGGTTATGATGTAGAAAAAAATTGTCATAGAATATATTCAGGTAAAGATAAAAATACAACTAAGAGAGTTATTATTAGCACATGGCAATCTATATACAGATTTCAGCACGATTGGTTTCATCGGTTTGGTAACGTGTTTGGAGATGAGTGTCATGGATTTAAATCAAAATCATTAACAACTATAATGAATAAATGTACTGAAGCTGAATATAGATTTGGCACAACCGGAACGTTAGATGGTGCACTTACACACGAGTTAGTATTACAAGGATTGTTTGGAAAAGTTTATAGAGTTACAAGCACAAGAGCTTTACAAGATAATGATACTCTTGCAAAATTGTCAATTAAAAGAATCATATTGAATTACAATGAACAAGTTAAAAAAGATTTTGGTAAAAAAACATATCAAGAAGAATTAGAATTTATAGTTACAAACAGTAAGCGTAATTCATTTATAAAAAACTTAACACTTGATCTTAAAGGTAATACATTGCTTTTATATAATTACGTAGAAAAGCATGGTAAACCTCTTTACAAGTTAATAAAGGATGAAGTAGATGAAACGCGCAAAGTTTTTTTTGTATCTGGCGAAACTGCTGCTACAGATAGAGAAGCTATAAGAGCGATAGTAGAAAAACAGAAAGATTCGATTACGGTGGCATCGCTAGGTACATTTAGTACGGGTATAAATATTAGGAACCTACATAATATTGTCTTTGCATCTCCGTCTAAATCTCAGATAAGAGTATTGCAAAGCATAGGAAGAGGTTTAAGAAAAACAGATGATGGCAAAAGTACAGCACTTTATGATATCATTGATGATATAACTTGGAAGTCTAAAAAGAATTTTGGCATATTACATGCTGATGAAAGACTTAGAATATACGGAAGAGAAAAATTTAATCATAAAACTTATAGAGTAGATCTATGACTATAAAACAATTTAAACTTACTAATAATGATGAAATAATATGTGAAGTTGTTGAATGGGATACCGGTGATGAATCCGGCGACGTTCTTATAAAAAAAGCTTTAAAGGTTGTTTCAGTTGAAGACTATCAAAGAGGTTGGAGATTCTTTGCTTTTAGACCTTGGATGTCATTTCAAGATGATCCGGAATCTATGCAAACTTTAAATTCTTCTCATATAATTGTAACTACGATTCCATCTAAAAATATATTAAAACATTATAAAAGATGTTTAAATAGTATAACTAAAGAATCTAAAAGCAGTGGTACGGGAAAAAAAATATATGCTAATTTAGATGAAATACAAAATGAATTAAGAGATTTGACAGACGATGAGATGGATGACTTTTTAATTAGAAAATATGGTGCAGTTGAAGAAGATTATGTTTCAGATTCTGATGATAATAATAAAATAATTAAATTTAAACCTAAAAGTACTTTCCATTAATAGGGTATATCCCCTCTTCCTCAGATATACTATCTTATTTTACCACACTTTTCACCATTTGTACACTACTATTTTTAACACTAAGAGAAATATTTAAATATGTACTTTTATTAAAAATTGGTGTATAATAATACTATAAAATAAAGGTTTAAACAATGACTCGTAAAAAAAGTATACATTATGTCAATAATTCTGATTTCTCAACTGCTGTAGTTGAATATGTTAAGAAAGCAAATGAAGCCAGAGAAAATGACAAAAAGATTCCTACAGTACCAGATTATATAGCTCAATGTTTTCTTAGAATAGCAGAAGGTTTATCACACAAAGCAAACTTTATAAGATATACGTATAGAGAAGAAATGGTAATGGATGCAGTTGAAAATTGTTTAAAGGCAATTGGAAACTATAATTTAGAAGCAGCAACAAGAACTGGTAAACCAAATGCTTTTGCATATTTTACACAAATTACTTGGTACGCTTTTTTAAGAAGAATAACAAAAGAAAAAAAACAACAAGAAATAAAAATGAAGTACTTAACTAAATCTGGTATCGATAGCTTTATTGATATAGGAACAGAAGGAGTAGCTACTGATACAGCTACACATTTTGTAGATACATTAAGAGACAGAATTCAAAGAGTGCGAAGTACAGATGAAGAGATAAAAGAAATAGTTAAAAAAGAAAAAAAGAAACGTAAAGTTAAAATAGCGGATTCAGATTTAAGCGAGTTTATGTAATGAAAATAGCTATATTGACCGATACACATTGTGGTATCAGAAATTCATCTGAAGTTTTTTTAGATAATGCTGAAGATTTTTATACAAATATATTTTTTCCAGAGTGTGAAAAGCGTGGTATAAAACAAATAGTACATCTAGGTGATTATTATGATCATCGTAAGTTTGTAAATTTTAAAGCTCTTAATCAGAATAGAAGAGTGTTTCTAGATCAATTAAGAAAACATAATATGACGATGGATATTATACCAGGGAATCACGATACTTATTATAAAAATACAAATGAACTTAATGCATTAAAAGAATGCTTAGGTCATTATATGAATGAAATCCATATCGTTATGGAACCAACAGTAATGCAATACGGATCTTTAAGCATGGGTTTACTCCCTTGGATATGTGCAGATAATTATGAACATTCAATGAATTTTATAAAAGACTGTAAAGCTGATTGGTTAGGTGCACATCTTGAATTGGCTAACTTTGAAATTGGTAGAGGCATAATGGCTCATAGTGGTATGGATCCAAAATTATTTTCTAAATTTGAACAAGTATTATCTGGTCATTATCATACAGCTTCTAAAAAAGACAACATCTGGTACCTTGGTAACCCTATGGAATTTTATTGGTCAGATGCACATGATCCAAAATATTTTCATATACTTGATACTGAAACAAGACAAATAGAAAAAATAAGAAATAATTACACTTTATTTGAAAAAATTGTGTACAATGACAAAGAAATAGATTATAATAACTATAGTAAAAACTTATCTAAAAAGTTTGTTAAGGTTGTAGTTGCAGAAAAATCTGATCCATTTACATTTGACAGGTTTATTGATAACATTCAAAATCAAGATATTTATGAATTAAAGATTGCAGAAAACTTTAATGAGTTTATGGGTGAGAATGTTGAAGACGAAGACATGAGTTTTGAAGATACAGTTGAAATAGTTGATACTTATATTGAAGCAGTAGATACTGATTTGGATAAAGAC